GCCGCGCCGCCATCACTTACGGTGGTGAAATAAAAACCCCCGCGCTAGGCGGGGGGCAGTTAGTCGCCTGCGATCAATTCGGCCACGATAGCGGCCACGATAACGGCCAGAAGGGCGGCCATGTCACCGGTCACCGTCGAAAGCGCGGCCTATTTCATCCTCGGCATCCGAGAGCAAACGGTCGGCCAGTTCTTTAAGCCCAAGCCCACGGGCCGCTATCGCCTGCACGATCAGCACCTGCGGGTCGCGGCTTTCGCATCGTAGAATCGCCTCGAGGGCCGTCTGATGCCGGTCGGCGCGATCATGAGCAGACTCCCACACTTCGCCAGCAGGCTCGGGGTCGCTGAAAAGCTCCTGCATTTCCTGCTCGGTTAGACGGGTCATAGGTAGTCGACCCCCCAGCGCCTGCAGGCCCAGTTAGGTTCCGGCAGGTTGCGCCAGTCGTCGCGTATGGTCGGCTGCGGCGGCCACGGGGGCGCGTAGAGCAGAGACACTAGCCAAGTGAGCAGGTCTTTCATATGCGCCCCCTCGCGGCATTGTAGGCGTCTTTCGCGCCCTTTACCGCGCACGTCATGGTGTGGGTCGATGGATGGACGCCGCAAACCTTGCACCGAGCAGAGTCGGGCGCGGCTACCCCATCGGGGTCAAGTGCGCGGACGATACCCTCGAGCGCGGCCAGCATGTAGGCGGAAGACGCGAGCAAGGTAGCGTCATGGTAGCTGCTGATATGGGTTGCAATGGTCCGCCCCCCGTAGCCGTCACCCTCGCGTATTTCGTAGCCGTTCCAGGCGTCGTCCACGATATGAAAGCGTCGATGTTCATTCGTGCTCATATATCTCACGCTCCGTAATGTGCACATCGGCGGGTAATTCATGCGGGTAAAAGGTGGACACGTTGAACACATCGCGTCCCGTCCATTGGTTCCACGGCCATGCGGAAGGATCGCCTAAATCGTCGGTTTCGACGTGTAGCACTATGACGTACTTTTTCACGGCATCGCCTCCAATTTTCGTTGGATTCGTCGCACGGTATCGGGTGGCAAGGTGGCGGCAATCTCTTCCGCCATCGCCACACACTCGGCGGCTTTTTCGTCGTCGGGCGCATTAATGGCAAGAATGAGCGCGAGTTCCAATGCTTCGGAGGAAGTCATGCGTCCACCTCGCTTGCGTTTTCGATGAGGTGGCGTCCGATACTGTACCAGTCGACGTCCGAAAGAAACGCACGCGCCCATCCGCTCACAAGTGACGCGGCGGTGACTTCCGTTTGCGTGGTGTCGTCGATGACCGACTCGGCATATTCTTTCGCCCATTCCGAAACCTCATAAAGGTCAAAGGTGGGGTATTGCTCACGGTCAAACCAGTCGCGCAGGTTTAACCCGTCGAACACTTCAAGGTTGACTCGCCATGTGGCGTAGTTAGTCCACCCGTTGTACGTCTTGTCGTTCATTGTCTGATTCTCCGATAAGGTACCCAGCGTACCCCAGTGCGCCCGCGTGAGCAGACGCACCAGGCTACGAACGGGTTAGGCGGCCGCAGACTGCAGGCCGGAGACGGCCGGCGTGTCATGGAACCAATCAAGCGCGGATTGTGCAGTGCCTTGGCCCGATTCGATTCGCATCGGCATGACGACGACAAGGGCGCCGTCTCGGCCGTCCGTGACGATGGCCGAGTCCGTGCCGCGAGAGTGGACGATCACGCCGTGCTTCTGCTTGGCCGCGACATTGCGGTAGATGGCGAGAGCTTCCGAAGCGTCGGCAAGGTATCGGCCGTTAAATCCGGACGTGACCGACTGGCCGGCTTGCGACGGAATGACGCGGCGAACGTCGGGAAAGACACCATCAATAGCAGTGCCGGCGAGAAAGCCGAGCGGCGTTTCGACGGTGATCGTGCGGCCGTCGACGCTAAAGGAAACGTCTGCAGTGCCGTTATGTTTACCGCGTCCGTATTCGCCGGTGAATTGCTTAAATGCGGCGTCGAGCGTTTCGGTTGGCACGATGACGTTATCGTGATCGGCTTTCGGGCCAGTGCAAACGAAAAGCCGGTGACCATCAGTCGAATAGATGCGACCAGCGCGGAAGTCGAAGCAAACGCCGCGAAGGTAAAAGCGCACGTCTTTTTCGTTTGCGACGTGAGTGCGAGCGGCACGCAATGCCGAAAGGGAGGCGGTAAAATTAAACATAGTGTGATTCCTTTAGATTGTTTTATAGAAAGCGGGATTCGATGTACTCGCAAACGGCAGCAAGTACCGCGAAGGCGAGCAAGGGCAGAAAAAAACCGAAAAAGAATTGAGCAAGCATGGGTTAAACCTCTGTGATGCAGAAAATAGAAAGGCAATGGTCGATGGTGAGCGGCGAGTCCTCAGCCGATGAATAAGAGGCTTCCTCTTCACCGTCTGCGGAATACAACCCGATGCTGAAATTGTTGTCCGACAATTCGGAAACACCGCATCCGGTCGCATCGGTTAACCATACATACGACCCGTCTGCAAACGTGTGCTGATAGGCGCAACAGTTTCCGCCCGTATCAACTAACTTAAACCCGTCCCAAGCGGTTTCGGGACGGTCGTGTAAATAGCGGACTAACTGATTTTCGACAACGTTAAAAGTAATGCTCATGTGTGATTTTCCGAAGTGTTATTAAGTGTCGGCAAAGGGTCGGGGGCTTGCGCCCCCTTCCGGTTACTTTTTGACAATTGCGGCGCAAAGGCCAACAAGAAAAATGATCGGGAAGACAACCTGGATAATGTTCAAGATTTGAATCTGCATCGTGTTTCTCCGGTTATTGTGTCGACGGGGATAATCATAAAACAATGTTTTATAGGATGTCAACACCTAATAACAAAAAAGATTATGCATATGGATGCTGCATATTCTGTGGTAGGCAAAACGGAAAACAACCTACCACGTACCTACCACGACTACCCACGAAACTACCCACAAATGGGGTAACCAACCAACAAACAAGGTATCGAGTTAGCCAAATCTCGGAATCGTGGTAGGCAAGGGTGGGTAAAAGGGTAGCGATGCAACCCACGTCGAAATGCCTGGAATTCTAGGCAAGACTGATAGTGTGGTAGGTTTGGTATGTTTGTAAAAAATTGAAAAAAAAAGAGGTAGGTATATAGAGGAAATACAATGTTGTCGGACAACCTACCAAAACTACCACGTACAACTTTGTTGCTGCATAAAACCTACACTGTTGCGTATTTGGTACAATTGCTCGAGGTTGCTTTTACGCCACACCTGGCTTGTTGCGTTTACGCCACATGGTCACGCACATGGTAACGTCCACCTAGTGGTTGTTGCGTAGACGCCACGCTTGCCTAGCTTGTTGCGTGTATGCAACAGATACACAAGGTGTTGCGTCGAGGATACTTGTTGCGTGGAAACGACAGGGGGGGGTAGGGCCGAGGGGTTACCGGTCATGGTTACGATGCCCTCACAAAAACTTTTTATTTTTTTTCACACCCACTAAAAAACTTATTGCAATTACCGTTGTGTGTTCACTACACTTCGCCACAATGTTTGTTGTAACAACACCCGCCACGCCTATCCGTGGAAGCGCACCAGGGCGGGTTTCTTTCGCATGAGTTCCTTCAAGTCGATTACGTTTGCGCCTAGAGAGATCAAGGCATCGCCGGAACTCCTAGAGAAGATTTACGAGGCGTCACGGTTAGGGCTGAAGGGTGATGCGTTGGCGTATGCTGCGGGCTTGCAGCCTGTGGAGTTTCGCCAGTTATGCCAGCTAGACAATGCTGCTTCGATTGCCGAGGCCAAGGGTCGTGCTGACGCTGAGGTGGAGGCGGCGTCGGTCCTGCGTAATGCTGCGCTCGATGGGGATGCCAAGTCCGCCCTCGAGTTGCTTAAGCACCTTCACGGATGGGTTGCCAAGACGCAGGTGCAGGTCGACGTTAAGTCGCAGATCAGTATCGTCGCGGCTTTGCAGGAAGCGGAGTCTCGCGTCCTCACTGGCCGTGTATATGATGCTGAACCGACTGCATTAGCCTCGCCAAACCCCTCCTCGGGGACTGCCATTTCCGGTGAGCGTCTGACCCTTACGATCCCTCGGGAAACCAATGCAACTGCCGATCTATAATCCCGAAGACGAACAGCTACTCATGGCAAAGCTGTGGGCGCCCAAGGTCAAGGATGACCCCGAAGCGTTCGTCATGTTTGCTTTTCCGTGGGGTCAGAAAGGTACGCCCCTTGAGCACTTCCACGGCCCCCGCAAATGGCAACGCAAAATACTTCGGGACATCGCAGAACATATTGCTGCGAATAAACAGGCTACGGCCTACGAAGTCCTGCGTATGGCTACGTCGTCCGGTCGCGGTATCGGCAAGTCCGCCCTTGTCTCCTGGCTAATCCTGTGGATGCTTTCGACCCGCATAGGCTCGACCACCATCGTATCGGCTAACTCGGAAGCCCAGCTGCGCTCGGTGACATGGGCAGAAATCACCAAGTGGGCGGCACTTCTGATGAACTCCCATTGGTTTGAAATCTCCGCGACCCGCGTCATGCCGGCTAAGTGGCTCGCAGAACTCGTCGAGCGCGACCTCAAGAAAGGTACCCGCTACTGGTCGGTCGAAGGTCGCCTGTGGTCGGAGGAAAACCCCGACTCGTACGCCGGTGTCCACAACCACGACGGCGTGCTGGTGATCTTTGACGAAGCCTCCGGTATCCCCGACCCTATTTGGTCAGTGACCGCCGGCTTCTTTACGGAAAACACCCCTAACCGCTTCTGGTTTGCTTTCAGTAACCCACGCCGTAACGAGGGGTACTTTTTCGAAACGTTCCACGGGAAACGTGCTTTCTGGCGTACCCAAAACATCGACGCCCGCAGCGTGGAAGACACCGATAAGGCGGTCTACGAGCAGATTATCGACGAATACGGCCCCGATTCCGTCCAAGCCAAGGTAGAGGTTTATGGCGAATTTCCGTCGGATGGTGATGAGCAGTTCATATCGCCTGTTGTTGTGCACATCGCGATGGTTCGCCCGCGATATAAAGATGAAACTGCTCCTGTCATTATTGGAATCGACCCCGCCCGTGGTGGTGCGGACTCTACCGTAATTGCCGTCCGCCAAGGCCGCGACATCGTTGCGATCCACCGCTATAAAGGCGAGGACACAATGGAAATCGTCGGTCGCGTCATCGAAAACATCGAGAAGTACCGTCCGGTGCTGGCCGTAATCGACGAAGGCGGTTTGGGCTACGGCATCCTGGACCGACTGAAAGAACAGCGATACAAGGAAGTCCGTGGGGTAAACTTCGGCTGGAAAGCCAAGAACCCCATCATGTGGAAAAACAAACGCGCTGAACTCTGGGGCGCGATGCGCGAATGGCTCAAGGATGCCAGCATCCCGCAAGACCGGGTGCTGAAGTCCGACCTCTGCGGGCCGCACTACAAGTTTGACTCGATGGGCGCCGTGCAGCTTGAAGGCAAGAAAGAAATGAAAGCCCGAGGGCTGGCCTCGCCCGACGCTGCCGACGCTATTGCTATCACATTTGCATTTCCTGTGGCCTCGCGCGAATATAGGCAAGCGGAAGTGCGCCGACCGTACACACAGTCTGGCGTGCTTACTTCGTGGATGGGGTCGTAATGGCAAAGTCTGTGTCACTGTCGGTCAAGCGCGGAGAGAAGCTCTCGACGAAATCGGGAGCCGGACTCACCGCCAAGGGACGCGCTAAATACAATCGCGCGACCGGATCGAAACTCAAGGCACCTGCGCCTAGCCCTAAGACGAAAGCCGACGCCGGAAGGAAAAAGTCTTTCTGCTCGAGAATGTCTGGGGTTGTGCGTAAAGCAAAAGGGCCGGCAGAGCGCGCTAAAGCGTCACTGCGGCGGTGGAAGTGCAAATGAGTCACAAGAAAGGGCTATATGACAATATCCATGCAAAGCGTGCGCGAATCGCTGCGGGAAGCGGCGAGAAAATGCGTAAACCTGGTTCAAAGGGCGCTCCTACGGCTAAAGCGTTTCGTGCTTCTGCTCGGACTGCCAAAAAGCGAGGACGTAAGTAATGCCTCTGGTGAAGTCATCGAGCAAGTCAGCGTTCCGAAAAAACGTCGGAGCGGAAGTAAAGGCCGGCAAGCCGGTCAAACAGGCAGTCGCAATCGCGTACAGCGTAAAGCGAAAGGCAGCAGCAAAAAAAGGTAAACGCAAATGAAGACGATTGACCCGATCAAGAAACTAAATGCCCGCGAGCCGAAGGTCAGCAACGGCGGCATGGGTGACCGTAACAAGCCGACGAATCACAAGGATTTGCACGGCACGATCCCCGCGAAACTGAACGTGCGCGAAATCGCGCGTAAACTGTCCAAGTAAGTCATGGCAAAAGACCCCACGGGCATAGCAGGCGCGGCAAAGGTTGCTAACACGCCCACTAGGCGTGGGGGCAAAGACCCTGCCGATATTCTGGCGCAGGCTCGTCACCGCTTGACGATGGCCTTGGGGGCTTATTCGGACAGTCGAGAAGACGAACTGGACGACCTGCGCTTTATGGCAGGTTCTCCCGACAATCAGTGGCAATGGCCGGCGGACGTGCTTGCCACTCGTGGCTCAGTGCAGGGTCAGACGATCAATGCGCGCCCGTGCCTCACGATCAACAAGCTCCCGCAGCACGTCCGGCAGGTGACTAACGATCAGCGCCAGAACCGCCCTGCGGGCAAGGTTATTCCGGTCGACGACGCCGCCGACGTTGAAGTGGGCGAAATCTTCGACGGCATGGTGCGGCACATCGAGTACATCTCGAACGCCGACGTAGCCTACGACACGGCTTGCGAAAACCAAGTGACGTACGGCGAGGGGTACTTTCGCCTGCTCACCGAGTATTGCGACGACAACACGTTTGACCAAGACGTGCGTATCGCCCGCATCCGTAACTCGTTTAGCGTCTACATGGACCCCACCATCCAAGACCCGTGCGGTGAGGATGCCGAGTGGTGTTTCATTACCGAGGACATCCCGCGCGAAGAATACGAGCGGATGTTTCCCGACGCGCAGCCGATTTCCTCGATCATGGCGCAGGGCGTAGGCGATTCGTCTATTTCCCAGTGGATTGACGAGAACACCGTTCGCATCGCTGAATACTTCTACGTTCAGCACGAAAAGCAGACGCTGAACCTGTACCCCGGCAACCAGACGGCCTTTGAAGGCTCGCCGGAAGCCAAGCAGTTTGAAATGGTCGGCATGGAGCCGATCCGTACCCGTGAAGTCGATGTCCGCAAAGTTAAGTGGATGAAGACAAACGGCTACGAAGTGCTTGAGGAGCGCGATTGGGCGGGGCGGTTTATCCCCGTCATTCGCGTCATTGGTAACGAGTTTGAAGTCGACGGGCAGGTGTACATCTCTGGCCTTGTGCGTAACGCCAAGGACGCCCAGCGTATGTACAACTACTGGGTGTCGCAGGAAGCAGAAATGCTTGCCCTTGCGCCCAAGGCTCCGTTCATTGGTTACGGCGGTCAGTTCGAGGGTTACGAGCAGCAGTGGAAGACTGCTAATACGACCAACTGGCCGTATTTGGAGGTCAATCCCGACGTAACGGATGGCGCCGGTAACACGGTGCCGCTACCGCAGCGCGCGCCGCCTCCGCTCGCCCAAACCGGCTTGATTCAAGCCAAAATGGGCGCGTCGGATGACATTAAATCGACAACGGGTCAATATGACTCCAGCCTAGGCGCTACGTCTAACGAGCGTTCGGGTCGAGCCATTCTGGCGCGTGAAAAGCAAGGCGACACAGGCACATATCATTTTGTAGACAACCTGGCTCGCGCCATTCGCTATTCCACGCGTCAACTCGTTGACCTTATCCCGAAGATTTACGACACGCAGCGTATTGCTCGCATTATCGGCATCGACGGTGAAATCAGCACGGTCAAGATCGACCCGACTCAGCCAGAGCCGGTTCGCAAGATTACCGACCAGGCTGGCGTTGTGATTGAGAAAATCTACAACCCGTCCGTCGGTAAATACGACGTGTGCGTGACCACCGGCCCGTCGTACATGACCAAGCGTCAAGAGTCGATGGAGGCTATGGGTCAGTTGTTGCAGGGTAACCCGCAGCTTTGGCAGGTGGCAGGCGACCTGTTTGTTAAGAACATGGATTGGCCGGGCGCTCAAGAGATCAGCAAGCGCCTGTCCAAGATGATTGACCCGAAACTGTTGGCGGACGAGGAAGACCCGGCGCTACAGGCGGCCAATCAGCAGATTCAAGCCATGTCGGCAGAGATGGATCAAATGCACCAGATGCTCCAAGCGGTGCATCAGTCCATCGAGGCGCAGCAGAACGAGATCAAGGCGTACGAAGCCAACATCAAGGCGTACGAAGCCGAGACTCGCCGTATTGCTGCCGTGCAGGCCGGCATGAATGAAGAACAAATCCAAGACATCGTTCGCGGTACAATCCACGCAGCGGTCGCTACGGGCGACATTGTGGGCGCAATGCCCGAGCGTGACATGAACGTGATGGGTGAAATGCCCGAAATGGGCGAGGGTATGCAATGAAACCGGCAGATTTTGTAGGTTTATTCTTTTTGGCGCGAGATGTCACGCATAGCGTGCATCTCAATACCCGCTCATACGCCAAGCACGTCGCGTTAAACGAGTTTTACGACGCAATCGTCGACCTCGCTGACAAGTTTGCAGAGGCTTATCAAGGCCGTCATGGCTTGATTGGCCCTATTTCGTTGATGTCTGCTAAAAAAACCAGCAACGTCACCGAGTTTTTGCAAGACCAACTCGCTGAGATCGAGGCAAACCGCTACAAGGTTTGTGAAGAAACCGATACTGCCATCCAAAACATCATCGACGAGATTATTGGGCAGTATTTGTCGACCCTGTACAAGCTCCGATTCCTCGCATAATTTGTCGACCCTGTACAAGCTCCGATTCCTCGCATAGGACATTAAAATGGCTACTTATCACTACATCACGGCGACTCAGCAGGTAAAGCCTGCCGCTGGCAAGTTCAAAGGCATTTTTGTGAGCGCCGCGTCTAGCACGCCCACAATTACGGTCTACGACACGTTTGACGGAACGACTACGAACACCACGATGGTAGGTACGTTCACCCCTTCCGCTGGCAATCAGTATTGCTACCTTGGCGGCGACGGTGGGATGTACTTCAACAAGGGTCTGTACGTCGTTTTGGGCGGAACTGTAGCCGCAACTGTCGTTTTTGAGTGAGGTGACGCATGACCGGGACTAAAATTTCGGACTTACCGTCCGCTAGTACGCTTACGGGCGCAGAACTCGTCCCGGTCGTTCAAAGCGACATTACCAAAAAGACGACTGTTGCCGACATTCTGAGTTCTGCGGGTGCTGGCTCCGTTACGTCGGTTGACGTGTCGGGCGGCACCACGGGTTTGACCGCTACGGGCGGCCCGATCACTACATCTGGAACCATAACACTCGGTGGCACACTAGATGTTGATAATGGCGGCACTGGCGCGATTACCGCAGCCAATGCGCGCACCAATCTTGACGTTCCGTCTCGAGCGGGTTCGGGCGCGTCGGGAACTTGGTCGATTGATGTAACCGGCAATGCCGGCACCGTTACGAACGGCATCTATAGCACCGGGTCCTATAGCAATCCGTCGTGGATTACCTCGCTGGCCGGCTCCAAAGTCACTGGTGACATCAGCGGAAACGCCGGAAACGTAACCGGCACCGTGTTGGTGGCAAACGGCGGAACGTCGGCAAGCACGGCCTATGACGCGCGCACCAATCTGCTGCCGTCGTACACGTCTAATGCCGGCAAGGTGTTGGCCGTCAATAGCGGCGCGTCTGACGTTGAATGGATTTCGGCTTCTGGGTCTGGAACCGTCACTTCCGTCAACGTATCTGGTGGCAGCACCGGCCTTACCACCTCTGGAGGCCCGGTAACGTCTTCTGGGACGATTACGCTTGCAGGCACCCTTGGTATAGGGTACGGCGGAACTGGCGCTGCAACGGTTACTAATGCGCGTATAAACCTGTTGCCATCGTATACCAGCAACAACGGCAAAGTATTGGCCGTTAATAGCGGTGGCACGGACATCGAATGGATTGCCGCAGGCGGTACAGGCACGGTTACCTCGGTTGACGTTTCGGGCGGTAGCACCGGCCTTACGTTTACGGGTGGTCCGATCACGGGCGCCGGAACGATTACGGCAGCCGGGACTTTGGGCTACGGGTATGGCGGCACGGGTAACACCGTAGCGCCGACCGCTGGCTCGATTGTGTATGGCGACGGCACTAAGTTGACGTATTCGTCAGTCGGCACGGCAGGACAATACCTGCAGTCAAACGGATCGGGCGCGCCCACCTGGTCAAGCATTTCCTCTGGCGTTGGCTCAACGGCGTACTACGGCGCGTTTAGCGACACGACTGACCAAACGATTGCTAGCACGACTACGGCTTACGTTGTAGCCATTGGCACGACTGACGAGTCAAACGGCGTAAGCATCACCAGCGGAAATCGCATCACGTTTGCGAACGCCGGCACATATTCAATTATCTACTCGATTCAGTTGGATAGTGCCGATACGTCGATTCACGACGTTAATATTTGGCTGCGTAAAAATGGTAGCGACGTTACCGGCACGAATAGCCAATTCAGCGTGCCAAACAGTCATGGCGGCACAAACGGGCATTTGATTGCGGTTTGCAACTATGTGCTGACTTTGGCTGCAGGTGATTACTTGCAGTTGGCCTGGTCAGCAACTAGCACCAACATCTCGATTCAAACGTATGCAGCCGGAACTTCCCCGACTCGTCCGACTACGCCTGGCGTTATTGTTACCGCCGCGCAGTTGACGCAAATCGGCATCGGTTACTACGGACTTTCGTCCACCTCGTCGGTTGCCATCGGAACCGGCACTAAGACGTTTACGACCAACCTTAACGCAATGAACACGGCGTTTACGGTTGGCTCGCGTGTACGCGTGGCGTACCCGCCCGATCCGACGTACTTCATGGAAGGCAACATCACCGCGTTTAGCGGTACCACGCTGACCATTTCAGCAGATGTAACGGGCGGGTCGGGAACGCTTGCTAACTGGTCGTTTACGTCGGTTGGCTCGGCTGGCGTTACAAGCATCAGCGGCGGGTCAACGGGCCTTACGCCCGCAACGGCGACTACGGGGGCGGTAACGCTTGCTGGTACGGTCAACGTCGCCAGTGGCGGTACGGGAACCACGAGTGGCACTAGCGGCGGCGTCCTGTACTACTCGGCCACCGGCACGATTGCATCGTCTGGCTTGCTTGCTGCAAACGCGCTTGTAATTGGCGGCGGCGCAGGTGTTGCCCCGTCAACGATTACGACCGGCACGGGCGTAGTTACCGCGCTTGGCGTTAACACCGGTTCGGCTGGCGCGTTTGTCGTTAATGGTGGCGCACTTGGCACGCCGTCCAGCGGTACGGTAACTAACCTTACCGGCACCGCCAGCATCAACATTAACGGCACGGTTGGCGCAACTACGCCGACCACGGGCGCGTTTACCACGGTTGCGGCATCTAGCACGGTTACGTTGTCGGGGCTTACTGCGTCAACGGCGCTGGCTTTGGACGCCAGCAAAAATGTGGTTAGCGTTACCAATACCGGAACTGGCAACAACGTGCTGGCTACTTCGCCCACGCTTACTACGCCAATTTTGGGAACGCCGACTTCTGGCAACCTTTCCAACTGTACTGCTGACGGCACAAACAGCGTTGGTTACCGCAATATCCCGCAATCGGGATCGGACAAAACATCGTCTTACACGCTTGCAACCACCGACGTTGGCAAGTTTATTGGCGTTGGCACAAGCGGCAGCATCGTAGTGCCAAACAATACGTTTGCAGCCGGTGATGTGGTGTCAATCTTCAATAACACTTCGTCTGGCGCAACGCTGACGATGAGCATTACGACGGCTTATATCGCCGGAACAAATACCGACAAAGACACGCTGACGCTAGCAACTCGCGGCGTGGCAACCATCTTGTTTATCAGCGGCACCGTTTGTGTGGTTAGCGGAAACGTGAGTTAAACCATGTCGGGCATCATGCACTTACTGCTCGGGCAAGTGGTTAGCAGCGGTTACACCGTCATTGAACAGTTCCTTGCCTCGGGAACGTGGACTGCTCCGACCGGCGTATCGTCCGTTGACTATTTGGTTGTCGGCGGTGGTGGTAGTGGCGGCGGAATTGGATCGCCAAACCCCGGTTATTACGGCGGTGGCGGCGGTGGTGCTGGTGGTTTTAGAACTGGCACCGGATTGGCCGTTACCGCAGGATCGGATTACACAATTACGGTTGGCGCAGGCGGTGCTGGTACTGCAAGCAACACTCGCGGTCCAAACGGCAACGATTCGGTATTCTCAACAATTACCGCTACAGGCGGCGGCGCGGGTGGCACGCAAGCAAGTGGGTCAAGTTCCGGTGCTGCTGGCGGCTCTGGCGGTGGCGCTCGGTTTGGCGGCACAGGCGGCGCAGGAAATACTCCTAGCACTAGCCCTTCCCAAGGCAGCAATGGCGGAAGCCCGCTTGGAACTGAACCAACCGGAAGCGGCGGTGGTGGCGGTGCGTCTGCTGTTGGTTCTAACGCTACATCAAGCACTAGCGGTGCGGGTGGCGCAGGAACAGCGTCAACAATATCCGGCTCAAGTGTTACTTACGCTGGCGGCGGCGGTGGTGGTGGCTACGCTAACGGCAGTCCTGCAATCCCCGGCGCAGCAGGCGGCTCGGGTGGCGGCGGCGCTGGCGGCAGCAATTCTGCTGGTACGAGCGGCACAGCCAACACAGGTGGTGGCGGTGGCGGCGCATCTGCGGCTAACGGAACAACACAAGCAGGCGGCACGGGCGGCTCTGGCATTGTCATCCTTTCCTACGCTATGGCGACCGGCACTCCGATCATCTTTAAGTCCACAGCAACGTGGACTGCGCCTACTGGTGCGACGACGGTGGATTACCTTGTCGTCGGCGGGGGTGGGGGCGGTGGAAACGGCGGCGGCGGTGCCGGTGGATTTAGAACCGGAACGGCTTTAAGTGTTACGGCAGGAACGGCTTATGTTGTAACCGTTGGAGCCGGCGGCAATGGCGGTGTAAGCAACTCATCAGCCTCAACAAGTGGCAATTCGTCAACTTTTAGCACAATCACATCCGCTGGTGGCGGTCGCGGTGGAAATTGGGGCAATTCAGGCGCAACCGTTGGAGCAACTGGCGGCGCAGGCGGTTCCGGCGGTGGCGGAACTGCTTATGGCGGTTCGCAGCCAGCCGGCGCTGGCAATACGCCAAGCACATCACCTTCGCAGGGCAGCGCCGGAGGTAATGGAATTGAAGTCCCTGGAAATTCAGCGGGAGGTGGTGGCGGCGGCGCATCTGCTGTGGGTGCTGCCGCAACATCTGGAGCAGGCGGTACGGGCGGTAATGGAACCGCATCAACTATTTCTGGATCATCTGTAACGTATGCGGGCGGCGGCGGCGGAGGCGGTCAAGCCGCTGCACCATCAAACACTTACGCTAATGGCGGCTCTGGCGGTGGTGGCAATGCTTTGACTGCCGGGGGCGCTTCTGGATCAGTCAACACGGGCGGTGGTGGCGGCGGGGGGCAATATGCCTCTACTAGTGGCGGCGCAGGCGGCTCCGGCATTGTAATTTTGAAGGTGAACTGATGAAGGCTTATCAACTTGTGGGAATTAACGTAGCAATGCACCTTTTGCGCCCCGGCGCGAAATGGGAGATTACAGGCGGCGTAGGGTTTACTCGATGGGAAGACCCGCGCCCGCAGCCATCAATGGAAGAAGTTATGGAAACCATTGAGAAGCTCAAAGCGTTTGAGGATTCCATCAACACGATCTTGTTGCCCGAGCAACAGGA